TTCTGTGGATGGTGGCGCAACGAGTTGTACTCGCTCGATCCTGAAGGACAGACATATAAAGTGTATTGGGATGGTAAGCTCTCAGGCGAAGAAAAAGAATGGGTGCGAGATATTAAGAAACTGTATGGCGTAGAGATCAATTCACGCCAGATTGCTTGGTGGCGCTGGAAGCTCTACGAAGGAATCAAAGACGATAGCCTGATGTATCAGGAGTTTCCGCCTACTGAGGACTATGCCTTCGTTATGACAGGCACATCCTTCTTCTCTAATGCGAGGTGTACCGATGCTGTTAAGAAACTTAAGAAGATTCCGTACCAATCTTATCGTTATTCATTTGGCGTTAACTTCCACGATACTGAAGTGCTTAAATCTACTGAACGATTGGCTACACTCAAAGTTTGGGAAGAACCCGTTGATACCGCTTACTATGTTATTGGCGCTGATCCTGCTTACGGAAGTAGCGATTGGGCTGACAGGTTTTGTATTCAAGTATTTCGGGTATATGCCGATGGGCTTGAGCAAGTTGCTTCTTTTGCCACCTCCGAAATGAACACCTACCAATTCGCTTGGGTGATCTGTCACCTAGCGGGTGCGTATAAGAACTCTACCCTTAACCTTGAAGTCAACGGTCCTGGACAGGCTGTCATCAATGAAATGCGTAACCTCAAGCGCCAAGCCAGCGCTATGGGTACTGCGCTAGGTAAAGACCTGATGGATGTGTACGGCAATATGCAGAACTACATCTGGCGTAGGAACGATACGCTAGGCGGAATGTCCAACTCAATTGGCTGGCTGACTACTTCAGCAACTAAGGAGCGGATGCTGACCTACATGAAAGACTATTTTGAGCGTGGCATGATGGATATTTACGACATGGATACCATTGAAGAGATGAAAACAACCATTCGTGACGGGTCATCCATTGAAGCATCAGGTCGTAATAAGGATGACAGGGTGATTGCTACTGCCCTTGCGTGCGCTGCCTATGCCGAACAGGTCCAACCAAGGCTAATATCCCAGAAGCTAACCAAGCGGGTATCCCGTGTACAGGATGACTTTACCCCTGAACAGCTCACTGTTGGGCGTAATGTGAGTGATTATTTGAAGAGAATTGGTGTTTATGGCAACTCCACTGGCAATCCACAGTAGGTCTGAGCTACGCAGGATCATTAAACGCTTTCTTAACGATAAGGACAGGGGTATCTCTATTGCCCTTTTTGCAGACCTAGCTGGTATATCCCAAAGCCATATACGGGATGTTTTTATCAATGAAAGCGAACCAATGACTGAATTTGTCCAGCGTAGGGTGTCAAAAGCCTACCAAGAGTGGGTTTCGGGCGAGGTAGCGATCATGCAGAACCGTGATAACACCCGTTTTGTGCAATATCGTAAAGAATCCAAGCCCGTATTACAGAAAACGAACAAGTTGACACTGGTTAACGGAGAGATTAAGATTAACTTGGGTATTAAGCCAAGATATGATTATTCTGAGCTTACACTTGACGAGCAATTGAAGGGGAATTGATTTATGGCTGTATTACATGACTACCACTGTGCCACACATGGCTATTTTGAATCTAGGGCAGCTAAATGCCCAATGAAAGGATGCAATGAAGAAGTTTTACAAGTATTTCTGCAAGCTCCTGGGCTTATCTCAGCAAAGACCAAGTTTACTGACAAGTCAACAAAGCAACTTGCAATCGAGTTTGATATGTCCGACATTAAAACCACCAGAGAAGGTGAAAACCAAGGCGGATACCTCACCCGTAAAAACAAGTTCAAAGAAAAAGACTACGCAGAAGCCGAAAAGTACGCAACCCGCAAGCGTGGCAACAAAGACAAGCTCCAGAAAACCCCGATCCCCGAAGCGCCAAGGGAAGCAAGACCAGGGGATGCTGCTATCTGGGGCGGTGGCGAAAAAGGCTTCCAAGGATTGAATATGCAATCGCTTTTACGGGGTAATGCAATCAAACCTGTAAGAGATGAACAAGTAGGCTTGACACCAAGAGAAGCTGGAGTTATAAAAGGACCTACTATTGATCCAAGCAGTACAATGAGAGATCCCGATAACTTACAGATTAAGCGATGAGAATACCGTCAAGCCCTGAAGCCAGAGAAGATTTCTATTTAGACATTATCGCTAAGTGCTTGGTATCGAAAGAAGCCCGCAAAGGTGATTACACCACCCAGCGGGCTTATTATTTATTTGGCGCTGGACCTGAAGAACCGCCAGCGTATTTCAACAAGATCAATCCGCATTTAGACCAGCTCACATCCTTCCTGTATAGCTCTGAAACCACACGGTTTTCTATCCAGCTAGGCGCATCAGTCAATGATGCAGAGCAACGCAAGACACCACGCCTAACCCAAGCCCTTAATGACGAGTGGCTAAACTCCAATGCAGACCAAGTATTTTCGACTGCCTTGACTTGGGCGCTGTGCTACAACACAACTTTTATCAAGCTGGTTTACAACAACGGAATTAACCCTTACCTGATTGAACCCGATTCTATCGGTGTGCTACGGGAGGATATTGCCTATACAGACAGGCAAGAAGCCATCGTTCAAACCTACTATATTACAAAGTCGGAACTATACGCCCGTCTGTATTCCCATCCAAAGCGAGATGACATCGTTAAGCGGATCACCACAGGTACACGAGTATCTGAATCAGAGATTCCTGAAGCAGTTAACAGAATTGTTATGTCGCAGACCAATCCAACCATCTACGGCAACATTAACCTAGACTTGTATGGCGTAAACCGCTACAAGCCACAGGTCGCAGAAGATACCGTTGAGATGACTGAGTTATGGGTGTGGAATGATGAAACACAAGACTACCAAGTCGTTACTACCGCAGCGCCTAATGTCATTATTTATGACAGACCAGGATCATCTTTATTCTTAAAAGGCGAGTGTCCTTTTATTCAGATTTGTCCTAACCCGCTGCCAAACTACTTCTGGGGTGCATCTGAAGTACAAAAGCTCATGCAGTTGCAAGTATTGCTTAATACCCGCTGGGTAGAGATCCTTGACTTGTTATCGAAACAAGTAGCACCGCCAACAGCGCTTACTGGCTTTTCTGGCATTTTGGATGAGAAAAATTTTGCTTTAAACCGTGCTGGTGGTCTGCTTTCGTCAGATATGCCCAACGCTAAGGCAGAAAGACTAGCTCCTCAAATGCCACCCGATCTCTTTGAAGTAATTCATGAGATCAGTGCGATGTTTGAAGAAGTATCTGGTATCGGTAATGTACTGCAAGGAAAAGGCGAATCAGGCGTTCGTTCTGCTGGTCATGCAAGCCAATTGGCAAGACTTGGTAGCTCAAGAGCAAAAAAGCGTGCCTTGATTGTGGAAGATAGCTTGGAAAAGGTCGCAACCTTGTATCTCAAGCTCATGCAACAGTACGATCCAACGCACTACAAAGACACGGAAGATGTGCCGTTTATTTCAGAGCAATTTACCAATGACTATGTAGTCAAAGTAGATGCTCACTCGAACAGCCCCATCTTTACTGAAGATACCAAGCAGTTGGCATTTAACCTGTTCAAAGCTGGTGCAATTGATAAGGAATCTTTACTTGACATGGTGGAAGCTCCTGGCAAACAATTGCTAAAACAGCGTTTGAAAAAAATGGAGGCGCAAAAGGCTTCACAGCCTCAACCACCTGCTTCAGCGCCCAAAGAGCATCACTCTAAAAAAGAGGGAGGACAGTAATGGCACTAGGTAATGTACAACCCAAAGCGGATCAACCGAGAGTGACTACTGAATCACTTAAGCGTGGTGAAAAAGGTCCGAATTTGGAGTATCGTACTCAAGGAGTACAAAGTTTTAATCGTAGTCCAAGAACAAAGAATTATGGCAGGACCGTTAGGGGATAGTTGATTAGGAGATTGTCATGGCACGGAAAAGCAAAAAAGGTCGGAAAAGCTGCAAGTAATAATTGAAGGGGATAGTTAATCTAGGAGAGAATGATGCGTAAGATGCACAAAAAAACTCGCAAGTCCAAGCGTTAATTAGTTTCTTCTCGTGAGGAAGAGAAAGGGTGTGGCTGCCTTCCCTTAGAAATAGGTGACCGCTGCTAACTAGGAGATATCCACATGGCACGCAAAGCTCGTAAAGGTCGTAAAGCACGCAAGTAATCCTTTTTAGGATTATTTCGGACTGACCGAATAACCCTCCCTGGGGGGAGGGAAGCAAAATATATCCCCCCACTTGACAATTGATAGATTTTGTTTAACCTTGCGGTTATATTGATAGGAAAAGATTATGGGCGTACCTTCAGACAAGTTGATGGAAATGATTAAATCTCAGCGTGATGCTGCAACGCCACAAGGCGTTCCTAGCGCACCTGAAACACCAACAGGAATGTCTGATGCTTCCGCCCCTCCAATGGGTTCACCAATGAGTACCCCAGAACCCAAGATGGGCAATCGTGAAGCTGCGATGATTAACCTATCTATGGCGCAAGACCTTCTTGAACAAGCTCTACCAGCCGTAGGTTCAGATTCCGATGAAGGTCGCTCTATCCTGAACGCTATTGGCACAATCAACAAAGTTATTGGTCCTAAGAAATCTAAGACCAATGAACTGCAACCTACTGAGATTATGCAGATGTTGCAAACCCTACCCCAAGCTGGCGGTGCAACGGCTGAAGGCAAAGCAATGGCACAAGCACCAACGATCCCAGGTATGTCCACTCCAGTACCTCCTCCAGCTCCTGCTGGCGGATTACCAGGTGGCGCACCTTCCGCAACCCCCGCAATGTAAGGAAACATTATGGAACTTTTTAAACCTCGTGGCGCTGCCCTACCACGCAGACCTACTGACAACAATCAGAAGAACGGTCAAGTTATCAATACTCCACGCTATTCCGAGTTTGGTGGCTTGTCTGCTGCGCCTAAAGCTGGCTACAAAAATATGATGTCTATGTCACATCCTGGTGACACTAAGAAAGTTATCTAATCTCGAAAGGGGATAAATTATGAGCTTAGAAGATCTATCTTTTGAACAGCGTGATGAGTTGGCACTATTGGCTAAGCAATTGGCTGACAACCCAAACACACGCAAAGAATTTTTACGCATGACCAAGAAGGTTAAACCCGACTTGGCTATTCCAGAATTAGAAATCGAAGAGTACACAGAGAAAAAAATCAACTCTGCGGAAGAGCGAGTAATGAAACTGGAAGCAGAATTGCGTGAAAGAGATGCCAAAAGTGAACTCGAAAAACGCAGAGCGAAATTAGGTCGCACTGAGGATGAGATTGCTGAGATTGAGAAGTTAATGCTTGAAAAAGGCATGACGAACCATGAAACAGCAGCCGAGTACTTTGATTGGATGAAGCAAGCTGCAACGCCAACATCCAATTCGGCAATGGGATACAACCCAAGCGCTATCAGCAAGTTTGACCTATCAAAATACTGGAAGAACCCACAGATGGGCGCACGGGATGAAGCAGCAAAAGCGTTGGGCGAGTTACGCAAGAACACTCGACCAATTGGTATTTAAACAGCAGTAAATAGGGGATATTTACTTTTTAATGGAGAATTATTATGCCTATTGGTGGCGGAATAGTTCCAGCGTCAGGATCATCGCAGTATAACGAACTTACCTATGTAACTCGTAGAGCGTTTATCCCCAAGCTGGTCGTACAGCTTTATAACAGTACGCCTCTGATGGCTGCGTTGATTGCTAACAGTCAACAGGCTTCAGGTGGTGTATCCCAAGTAACCGTGCCCGTACAAGGCGCTCAGTTTGTTAACGCACAGTGGTC